GACACATGCCAACGCTGATGCTGCAAGTTCACCCCCCACTAGTAACACGGGGGGACTAAATTCAGCAGAGTTTTGTGTTGGTTCAGAGGTGGGCTCTGTCGTTAGCAGCAAGGCAATTAGTGAAGTCAAACCCCAATACTTGATGATTGACGGCAAACTTAAAGAAATCCCCTTGCGTTGTGGCGTAGGTACTGCTGCGCATATTGATACATTGACCATCACCATGCGACAAGATGTATTCGTAGAGCCTAACCTCCCGATTGACGACCTACACCCCGAGAATATAGCCCAACTGGCACAGAGGATCTCAAGCACATTACACACCATTTTTGGGTTTGGGATCAGCGAACAGAAAAATGGCATTAACGGTTACAAGTACTCGTTTCGTATGAGTGCAGCTAATGCCAATTATGGCGTTGTTGCCTTTGGCGGTGCTAATCAGAAAGACAGTGTCATGATTTATCTGTTTGGCGAGGGATTAACAGCAGCCAAGAGTGGTTGGGAAACCGCATTCTACAACTGGCTACAAGTTTTTGCGCCCTTTGCAACCATCACACGAGTTGACCTGGCGCATGATTTTCTTAACGGTGAATTTACGCCCGAGATGGCTAAACAATCGTGGATTGAGGGCGGATTTACACAACGTCATACCCGACCACGAGCACGTGAACATGGCTATGACTGGCTAGACGAGCGACATCCTGAAAAGCTGCCTGAAAATGACGGTACTCAAGCCAATTCAATCTTGCCCAATCGCTCGGGTAAAACATTTTATGTGGGAACGCCGCAAAGCAGCCGAATGGTACGCGTTTATGAGAAGGGCTGTGAGTTGGGGGATAAGAGCAGCAATTGGACACGTTTTGAATTGCAGCTGCGAAATCGTGACTATGTGATTCCACATGAAGTATTGATTAAACCGGGCGAATTTTTAACTGGTGCTTATCCTGTGTGTCATGAGCTGTTTTTGAAATTTGATCAGAACATAAGCAAGGCAGAACGTGTACAGAAAATAGAAATGATTACGTTGGAGCACGTTTTACGTTATGCCAGTCAAGCGGCGAGCCCATGCATCAATATGCTAGAACAATTGGGTTTTGATGATACCGAGATTAAGACTTTGCTTAAAGGGGGCAAGTTTAAGCTACCCAAACGATTAGGAGCAGAGAAATTTGATTGTCGTGAGGCAAAAGAGATTTATGTTCACGAACGGATAAAGTTCATTGCGAACCAACATAATGCAGTGGTTAAGCAATACATGGATCAGTTGCGTGAACAAGAAGAGCAAGAAAAACGTGATACTTATTTTGAAAAGATGTATGGCAGTGCGCAAAAGATACTGCTACGCAAACGTATTTTTGCGAATCAATATGACTATTTTTAACCATGAAATGATAAGGAAACATCATGAAAGCACTGTTGCGTAAAGTGAAGTGGAATAAGGGCGAGACAGAGAACGGTACAAAATATGACTACACAAGAATTTATATTGAGGTGCCGATTTATGACAAGCAAGAGCGAGAATTTGGTGTGGATGTGCTGGAGCTGGAATTTGGTGATGAGTCTGAGCACAGCAAACTAGTGCATTTGCGAGGCAAATTACCTTGCCAGGTAGAGGTTGATTTTATGCCGGTCAAAAAAGGCAATGCAAACATTAATGTTGTAACGCGTTTTGAGGTTGTGGGGCAGTTACAGGACAAGAAGGCATAGGAGAACACACGCATCATTGAGGAGGGCTATCAATGGATTATGAAGAGCTTAAAGAGCGGTTAATGGAAGAGCATGGTTTTAGTGAAGGCTATGTGGAACATTTAGATGCGGGCGGCTTTCTAGACGACATGTACGAAGAGGTTGGTGGTATTGATCGTGAAGATGACCCCGATCGCATTGATGAGGACGATGAGGATAACTATGACGATATCCCTTTTTGATTACCGTTTAGATGTGGCGGTATAACCAAACAACACACATCTTTTTTTTAACTATTTGATGAATGATAGGAGTTCGTTATGAACATTCAAAACATTAAGAAAGCAGCTTTCAACCGTTATACTGCGGCATTAGCTGGATTGACTGTATCGTCAATGGCGATGGCAGCAGATGATCCGGCTACAACAGCGGCGGCTAAAATTGGGGAGTTACAAACAGGCGTTGGTACGGTTGGGGCAGCCATTTTAGGGGTTACTCTGGTCATTGTGGGCTATAAAATTATTAGTCGCATGACAGGTCGCGGTTAATCACAAAGGGGCTACTTAGCGAACGGTAAACTAAGTAGCCCTTGCCACAAGGAATAAAAAATGGGCTACAGGATTGGCTGGCAATGTTTCGATACTTATGAGGCGGCGACAGATTACCAGATGTCGCAAGTGATCCCGAGCATTAGCGCAGATGGCAAATTACTACACCCAGTTAAAAATGGCAGCAAATGGCTGTATCAGGGGCAGGAAGTGAAGCCGAGCTTTGGTAGCTGCGATATTGAGCAGGAAATTCAACAGGGTATACAGCTGGGAGGTATGTTAGTGGGGCTAATGTGCATTGCTTTTTGCTTTAAACGATTGATTAAATTCATACATGAGATGTTTAACATACCGGCTGGAACGACTGAAATATGAGCATCTATACATTACTGGGATTTTTAGCGGTGTTGCTGCCATTTTGGATATTGTTTAAATAACAAAGCAGCCTGAACGGCTGCTTGGGGCAATTAATCGTGATTGACGATTTCAACATCGTCATACTGGATAAATAGCAACTTAACGGCATTAACTAGGGCAGGATCAAACAGATGGGGATTATCCAAGATGGGTTGAAGCTGCTGTTTGTGCGCCATAACCGCAAGATAAACAGGTTTGTCTACTTGCATTTGCTCAGGAGTCATTGTGTTAATGTCATGATAACTGGAACGAGCTACAAATGCTGGATTTCCTTCAAAACATGTTTGCCAATTTCCATATTTTTGATTGTACTCAAAATAAACAGGATCACTATTCATAGGTCTTATCCATGAAAAATTTTAAAACGGTAATTTTATACATTATCTTATTGTTTATCAAAAAAATAGTACTTGCAGATGTAGACGGCTTACCACCAATAAAACCCATCCCACCCGAGAAAGTGATTGAGATTACTGCACCGCATAAGGTAAATATTGATTTACCCAAAAAAGACTATGGGACTTTTCGTTATATTGGAGATGGTAAAATCCAACTAAATAAACAACAATTCAACCAAACCAGCACAACAGGAAACACAGCAACAGCGACCAAGACCAACCCCGTTCGTTTGACAGATGACTACGGCAACACCGCAACAGGCAAAATCCAGACAGAAACTCGTGTTGGCAAAACATCTGCGCTAGCTAAAGGTATGGCGGCTATTATGGTTGCGGATGTAGCCAATAATCATCTAAAAAACTTGCGAACGCAAAAAGTGAGCGAGATGTACGCACAAGGATTTGCAGACGGAGATTGGGGCAAAGTGGCAGAAGCAACAACTAAAATGCTTGACTTCACAGGCTTTGGTGGTTCTGTTGCAGATGCTTTGTATAACAACGACGATTTTAAACAGCAAGTACAACAGCCAATACAACAACAAGCCATCGCAACCGCTAAGCAATCATTTGATGAATACCAACGAGCTAAACAAGCCAACTCAAAGGATTATGCAAAGTATTCTGTTTTGGAGATTTTTCAAGATCACCCATTAAACCAAGACAGAACGAATAGAAAGGTATTAGTGCCTTATCTTGGCAATGGACAAGCAGGGTGGTTTTCGAGAAACGGTGATGGCAGTTCTTTTACAAAAGAGATTGGTGATGACGCTAAATATGGGATCTCATATAGTTTTCCTGAAGGAAACAATTATGTGATTTTTAATTTCAAAGCAGCAACAGAACGAGATGTTACAGCTTTAAAAGCACAGGTTGATATTGAGCAATTTATGCCAAACGAAGCCGATTTAAGCAAATTGCTTGAAAAGATGATGAATGCGCAAAATACCAATACTCAAGCTTTGACAGATTTAACCAACGCGCTTTGGGCAAATGGCGGTTTAAATCCAGGTAACACACAAACACAAGTAGTAGGCGGTGATGGA